AGTTTGCGCGGTTGTTCCTACGGTTACTGTGCCGTGTTGAAGTGGTGCGGCCATTTATTCTCCTAGGGTTGATGTATCTACATAAGGTGCAAGACTGCACATACAGTTTGGGTGAGCGGGTGGCTCGGTATCCCCGGTGGGGAAAGTTTCGTCAATGCCGATAGGTGAGGCATCGGCGTTTTCTTGGCAATCGTCACAACCCTCAGCTACTAGCCATTCAACTTGAGTAACCCCTGAATCTTCATAGAGGTTACGGGATGCGACAGATACGGCGCGTGACATTTCAGTCTGCGCGATTGTTAGGGCTTGTTGCGGGTCATTGATGACCTGATCTACCAGAATAGAAACTTTGCTTGGCGTGATACCTGATGCGAGCGCATCGCCTAAGACTGTACCGATACGATCAATCTTGGTTTGAGATATGCCGTCAATGACAATTCCTCGGCGATCTAGCAAGCCTTGTAGCGCGTTCTTTGGCTTGATAAGAGCAGCAGCAGCTTGGTTGCCGGGTGTCCAAGTATCCCAGTTGACTACACCCGCGCTAGGGGCTTTCTCAAGCCCTTTAAGCATATATTGTGCGGCAACCGTACCTAAGACCCAACCATCGGCATATAAAGGCTTGAGAGAGTCTAATAAGACCTTTTTATCTGGCGTGATCGTTGCCTTAGCCCAATCTCTTGCCTGTTGTGTAGTTGTAGAAGTTGAGCCTACATGAGATTGAAACCACGCACCAACTATGTCATCGGCGTTAAACGCTTTCTTAAATCCCTTACGGATTTGTTCAGCGTGACGAGAGGCAAGTCTTACGGCTGTGCCGTGAGCTGGCCATAACATTACATATCCAAATAGCGTTCAGCGTACCAACGAGCGCCATCAAGGTCGCGGGTAGCAATGAACTTGTTGAGAGTTTCTGCATACGCGCTATCTAGGTGATTGAACTTAAAAGGTTCTGTTGGTGTGTTACGGCGAATCCACTTGATGAACTTGACGACTTCTTTTTGATCGGCAGGTCGTTCTTCTGGTTCAGGCTTCTCAGGTGCTTCTGTAGCAGAAGGCTCGTTGTCCTGTACGCCATTCTCGTCAAGAGAAGTTCCAGCGGCAACGATTCCATCTGGGCTAAAGAGATAGACAGATTGACCCGCTACAAGGATTGGCATATCTGCTTCTGGTGTATCAAGAAGAGGCAAGCCGTTCTCAGCGCGGTGTTCGTTGATAGTCAAGCCACCATTGCGAACCTCGACATCATCGCGGTCTGCTTGATCTTTGGTGTCATTGCGGGTTGAAGCCATGAACTTGAACTCAAGCTCGCGTGGCATACCCAAGAACGAGTAGGAAAGGTTTGTGATGACTTTAGATAGCCATTGTTGGATTGGCTCAAGTCCGAGTTGCTGACCAGCCTCAGCCTCACCCTTTTGATGACCGCTTGCGCCAATGCCACCCTTAGATGAGAAGCCGATCTCGGTAGGCAATACGCCAAAGTGACCGCAGATTGAGGTGATGAGGTATTCGTCAAATGTATCTGAGAACTTTTCGCCATAACCTTCAAGCTGAACTGCCTTGATACCCGCAGGCAGTAGGCGAGCGCGCTTGCGTTGTTCTGTCTGTCCTGCTAGGTCATCGTTAAAAATGTTCTCATAGGCGCGAAGCAACTCTGGGTTATTGCCGAAGGTTGCATCTGTTTCAAATAGCATCTCTGGCACAACGCCATCGGTGTATTCGGCGCGAATCCATTGTTGACGGCGAAGGTAAATGTCGGCGATAGTAAGTGCGCGCTCAACAGGTGAGTAACCGTACACAGTCCATGTTCGGCGGTTCATAATGTTGTAAACGAGCTGATCTGATGTGAACTCGCCATCGGCATCAGGCGCATCGTTGGTGATGTCGAACTCTGAGCGTGGGAAGCCGTAGAGAATCTGTTGGTAGGCGGGGCCTTGTTCTGGGTTTGGTCGAAAGCCTAGGTCATTGATAAGTGGCTTGATTGTTGAGCCATCTAAAACCTTGAAGCCCATAAGGTCGCCACCGACAGTCTTTTGAGGCCAGATAGCCCACGCATCAAGAACAAGAACTTCCTCAAGGCAGAGGCGAATCCAGTCAGCAAAAGTTAGACCTTCTGCGACATCTGGCATCTTCCAAAAATCAACAAGACGGTCAATGTCGCTAGAAAACGCTTGGCGAGCCTTATCCATTGCTTGAAGGTGATTGCCACCTGCTTCTGCAATGATCTTTTCTGAGGCTGAATCTGAGATGACAATATCCCATTCAAGAGCCGCAACTTTATTCTTTAAGACTTCAATACAACGGCGCAAGATGTCAATCTGATCGGCAGCAGCGCGAAGGGTTGCAAATGGTACAAGGCGAGTTTCCGTGATGTTGATGTTCTGAGCAACGAGGAACTCATAACGGCGTGGGTCTGGGCGACCACGCTCTTGCAATGGGTTAATAGCGCCGGGTACAAGAGGAACGCCGGGTGTGAAAGGTACATTGGCGATGTTAGGGTCGCGTGGTAGTGGAACTTGTGTGCCGTAGCCCTGTTGCTGAGATAGTGCGTTGTTGCGCATCTGGGTTTCAGTCATAGCGACTGAACCTGTTGGGAGTGTTGGGGCTTTAGTGATCTCTGATGCTACGCGAGCTGCAAAGCGATCTAGGATGCCCATGTATTCTCCTTATTGTATTCGTGCAAGATTGCCTTCGATGGCAGTTCGGTATTCAGGGGTTAGGTCTTTGGTTAATAGTTTGGTAAAGATTTCAATAGATTCATCTCGGCGACCAATCCACCAAGCAGATACGGCAACCTCAAACTCTAGGCAGTAATCGTTGAACTCGACATCCTTGGTGAGATCAGGCGGTCTGTTCTGGCGTAATCCCATACGCGCCCATGTGTAGCACTCCTGCCAATTGCCTTGGCGTTCGTGAAAGCGTGACATCCAGAAGTAACCCTCTGGGCGATAGGGCAGATAGGCGATGGCTTGAAGGATGGCGTTGCTGACTGTGTGTAGTCTGTCGTGTTGCTCTTCAAAACACTTGCTCAGTTTAAGTAGCGAGATGTAAACAAGGCTTGGATGGCTCTTCTCGCCATACTCAGCCGTTCTTAGATAGAAAGATACTGCGCTCGCTCGTTGCCCCTGTTTATCGTACTCAATCGCAACATCAAAGTTCAGTTGAGGATTAAAAGGGTCGTGCGAAAGATCGTTAATAAGGGTTGCTATAAGCACTCTGCCACCATTTCATCTACAAGTTTGCCCGGCACTTGCAAAACGAACGCGGCATTATCACTCACGCTAAAGCTGATGAGGTAGTCATCCTTGAACTGTGTTAGCCCTACGCAGAACTCAATGCGGAAGTCTAGAAAACTAAACGGGTCAGATATACCGATCAACTTGAACTCATTGTCATAGACACATAAGCGATGGCGGTAAATGCCATCTTTTTGCTGAAGGTAATTCTTGAATAAATCTGTTTCGTGCGTGATAGCGATGTAATGATCGCCATAGCGGATGAGTTGTGAGCCACCGCGCTGATCTTTATTTGGTATGACTGCTGGCTCTAATAAAGCGACCTGATGGGCTTGAGCGCCAATAGCCTCAACAACCTCGACTGGGTTGTGCCATTTGATAAAGTGATTAGGAGTGTCAAGTATCGGCATCCAGTTCTTCTCGCAGTACGAGGAAGGGTTAGGCACTTCGATACGCTTGCGGTCAATCTCTGTTGCAGTCCAATTGGTCTTGTCAAGAGCGATCTTGCTCATTTCCATACGACCTTGACCATTAACAGTTGTGTCGCGCCTTACGCCTACTAGGTAGTAATCATCCCAGTAAACAAGGCGAGCATCTTCTAGCCCGACAAACTCCCAGATAGGCTGATGAAGGTTAAGCATCTCAACCTTGGTGCAGTCGGTAATCTCAAGCTCGTCATTGAGGCGAACGAGATAGTTCTCGGTGACTAGGCGTTGATCTTTCTCAGGATGTAGGTAACTGAGCGGCCCCCATCGTGACGGAAAGTGCTGGTTATTTTCTGAGTGATAAAGCGTGTAATT